TTCTTGTACTTGAAAGAAGAGACCTTCTGATTAGCAACCTTAGCCAATCCACGACCCAACTCTTTCATTTCTAAATTGGTCTTTCCGCCTTTGCGGAATTTCTTAACTGCGGTTCCTGCCGAAGGCTTACCGGCTGCGATTATAATTTTCATGTTAACTCCTAAGTTGTAACTACTGTTACTGTTCCTAGCTGGAATGATAAAGCTAGATAGTTCGGTGTTAGCCCCACATCGTTTGCTCTAGAACCTCCAACAGGAGCATAGCCCCACTGGATAATTCTACTTCCGCCTTCAGGATAGCCGTTTTCATCAACAGCCGTTCCTGACCCATTAACCAATTGTAACCCGCTATTACCAGACTGCAAATAGCTTAAATCCTTTCTAGGATTCCTTACAGCCTGCGGATCATCAATTGGGTACATCCCCAGTTGTAACTGAGGCTGATCCGGTTCCCAGCATTCAGGACAAACAATTATATTAACTTGCTTTGTCTTGATGATCAAAGCCTTTAGCTGCGTTAGCTTGAACCTAAATCCGCATCGATCACACTCTGCAATCGAGTTCTTGGCGGACGCAAACCTATTACCCACAAATATAAGCCCTGCGAGGGACAAATCTCACTGGAGACTTGTCTCTATCTTCTTCAGCAGCAAACTTCCACTGTTCCTCATACTGGTCCTTTAGGGACTGTATGCGGTCTGGAGCTATCTTAACGGCGAGGTAGTATGCCAAGCCAGCAATCAGGCAGGTAAGGAACCTGAAGGGTATGTCTTGGGTGTTAATACCATTGCCTGCGTCTTGTATCCTGCGTAAGCGCCAGTAGACGAACGTGTAGTAATCGCTCTGATCTGGGGCTGGATATACATAAATCTGAGGATGGTCTACCCCAGTAGTGGGGTCTGTGCCTTCTGGTCTGCCACCTATTGGGTAGGTGGCTCCTGACTGGCGGTTAACCCACAATTGAATAGGACGACCAGTTGAGTTCTTGTTAGGGATGGTTGCGTATGTAGATACGCTAATACGGGTTATAGACAAGTCCTGCTGACTTGAACCCGTTCCTACCCTTGTTACATGTTCTAGAAGATCTATCGTATCAACAGGCAGATTGTATGAGACCTGATTAAGAACTAACGGTATCTCACCCTCTTCAATCGTCCACAGGTTTATCCCCCGGTTAGCCCATTCGACCGTCAGGAGGTTTAAACTGCGTCTTGCTGTACGGATATCATAACCAGTGCGTAGCTCTGCCCCGCAGCGCTCAAACGCTTCCTCAATAATGTTAGTGAGGTCTAGGTTAGATGATGCTGTGCCTGATGTGGTCATTTAGCATTTCCATGCCCGAAGGCTTTTGTTTATGCGGCTATTGGGATCATTTGCCGTCTTAGCGGATGTCAGCTTCTTTTTCATGCCAGACATTCTGGCACAGAATGACTTCTTGCGGCTTCCACCTTCTGGTTGCGGAGCCTTCAACCCGGGCTTGTCTGGGTTGGCTGCGTTATATGAAGCCCGTCCTTTGGCGTTTAAACCGCCTTTCTCAGACTTGCCTTCTTTGCGCGTCCATGCGGGGGTCTTAGCCATTGAATCTCTATAATAAGTTACTTCTTATTTACAATTGGCTTCTTAACATAAAGCTCTCTGAAGCGTTCTGCCTCAATAGACTTCATGTCTCTACGTTCTTCTGTTGCCCGTATTATCCAATCAAACACGTTGCCGCATTCTTTTCGGTACTCAGCCCACTTGATCACTTAGCTTTAGGCTGCTTTCCTATAGCCCCGCCGTGTTTATACAGCGTGACAGGGCTATCCCCATCACGCTTCTTGATCTTGCGGAGCTTGGCTGGGCTAATAATGCCCATTCCACGGCTTGGTAGCATTAGATAACCCGCCCACCCTTGTTAAGCAACTTGCCTTTGGTACGACCACGTTGAGCAATACCATCTGCTGAACGAGCGAAGCCACCAGCTCTAAGACCGGCGTGGGCTTTGGAAGCGGGTTTAGCAGCATGTTTAGCCAAGGCTTCGGACATACCACCAGCAGCCATCTTAACCACTTTAGGATCTGTACGACCTCTGACAGCTACGCCATCAGCGCGTTTAGACACTGACCCACCCTTCTTCATGCCCGGAGGCATCATTGGAGGAGCCACTGGGGGAGCCATTGGCGCTGCACCCATCTTTGCGTCCAGTATCTTGCTGGCTAACATAGCAACAGTCTTCTTGTCTACTGCACCCTTACGCTTAACTGGAAATCCTGACATTCCACCTTTAGCCATTTTCTTCTCTCCTGTAGTTTCACTCTTTGCATAATCGGCAGGCGAGATCTTGCCAGACATAATCTTCTCAGCGGTCTGACGAGCATTCTTCTCTTCACCCTTGTGTCCTTCTGCTTTCTCTCCCCGTGCAAACTGAGCTGGGGTTATCTTTCTTTTGGCTACAGCCTTAGCTTCGCCAAACTCTTCGTTATAACTCTCCTTGCCACCAAATAATTTACCCATCATTCCGCCCTCTTTGGCTCGTTTAGCTTCGCTCAAAGAAATGGCGATAGCTTGCTTCGGATTAGTCACCTTCTGTCCTGATGAGGACTTGAGTGACCCCTTTTTAAACTCCCTCATTACTATGGCTATCTTAGCCTTTTTCATTAATATCTACCGGTTGGAGACGATCCTCCACCTTTCCCGCCCACTGGCGGGGTGCTTGGCTGACCGGTTGCAGGTAGTTGCGACTGGCTTCTTAGAAAATTATTTATAAGCGCCGCTTGCGATCCTTGTTGACCATACTGACCTTGACCCCTTAACTGGTCAAGCTGACGGTCATATCCGCCTCTATTCTGAGGCATAAGCTCAAGCTGCTGACCCTGTGGCGGCTGCGGACGATTAAACGCCTGCTGCTGAGGTATATTGTTCTGCCCATAGGCTTGCATGAACGAATTGAATTGAGGCTGCTGAGGGGCTGCAGAAGACACTGGTGGCGCTACTATTGGAGCTGGGGATGAACCCACGCCTACTGGTGCTGCGCCTTGTCCCATTATACGATTCTCCCTCTGGTCTTGCCCTTAGTGGCAATCCCGTCAGCCCTTTTGGAAACTGACCCACCTTTCTTATATTTAGCTTCTTTCATCATTTCTTTATTAGGCTCGTCCATCTCTGTAGCTGACAATGCCTTATCAAACGGCTTGGTCATCTTCTTCTGGAGATCTGGACCCAGCATAGCGCCGTATCCCATATTAGCTAAAGCACCCATTAGACGAACCTTCCTTTTGTTCTGCCCTTTGATTCTATCCCGCCACCCCGTACACCCTTAACTGATCCGCCTTTCTTCATGCCGACCGGTGGAGCTACGCTCAAGAACCCCGGCTTTTGAGCCGGTGTTGAATTGTCAGGTGCGTTAATAGAAAGCAATGGAGACGGATTAGGAGTGCCGCCATTTACAGATCCACCCATATCATATCTCTTAGCCTTCATTAGATCATCCTGCCTTTTGTCTTGCCTTTAGTGGCGATTCCGTCAGCCCTTCTAGAGGCTGATGACTTTACTGAACCGCCCTTGCTATACCCATATTCATTCATCCTTAGCATTTTCGCTAGAACTGGACCCGGACCGGGATCTTCTTCTCCCAGCTTCACCATCTTAGCCAGCACCGGACCTCTTCCCGGCGAATTTGCTGCATACTCTACCGCCCTTGCCAGCACTGGACCTCTTCCGGTATCGCGGGGCTGCTCCATTATATGATCCGTCCTTTAGTTTTACCTTTGGTTGCAATGCCGTCCGCTCTCTTAGAAGCGGAGATCATCCCGCCCTTAGCTCTACGAATAGGCTGACTGCGTGGCGGACCAACAGGAGTCATGCCAGCAGGAGGAGTAGCCCGTGTAGCCCTTTCATACCCAAGGTCGGTATTCCTATCTATTGCAGCTTCATCACGGATACGCTGCATCTCTTTGCGTTCTTCTTCTGATGGAGTCGATTTATTCAATCCTGCGGTATATGCGGCTTGGTCTGCCATGTTTATGCCTTATCTTGTTTAAGGTCTAACTTGTCGAAGATCTTTTCTAGCATCACTTCAACTTTATCAAACCTGCATTGGATGTCGTCCTTCCTCGCATAATGCGAAGGAAGGGTTATCTCGATATTCTTAATGTCTGCCTTCATTCTTTCTACCGCATCCCAGAGCTGTCTGGAGAGCCATCCGACTATTGTCAGAATAACCCCAACCCCTAGGTTGATCAATGTTTGCGGTTCCATGCTTTACCCGTAAATAACGATTACTGATGCAGCAGTTCCGGTGTCTACATATACGCCATCCTGAGCCAAGATTCCTTCTCCGGGAATAAGCAAGAAGAATGCGCCTTGATTTGCTGCGGCTGGAGTAGGAAGAAGAATAACTGAAGGATCGGAATTGCTTGTGCCATTATAAAAAGAAATGGTCCCAGCGGTAGCTCCAGAGGTTCCGTAAATAGCTTTGATGCGAATCCGTCCAAGGCTCTCTGCTGCTTGGTTTTCTAGTTGCCCATCTGCCGTCAAAGGGAGTGAGGCTAATACATCATACTGCATACCCATGATCAATCTCCTGTAGGGTGAGACTACGCCGGTTTAGATGCCTCAAGTCTGCTAATCTTTGCTATTAACTCAGCATTTTCTTTAGCGAGTTTGGCGGCATGTCCCATTGCATAGTCTCTTTGGGCTTCCAGAAGCGCCACAATCGTAGCGACTTCTGGATCTTCATGAGTCAGCATTAGACAGTAACAGCTTGCCAGTTGCCAGAAGCGTCAGATACAAACAATAGTCCATCAGTAGAATCAATACCTAACGAACCTTTGCCTACACCAGAAGCAGCGCCATCAACAAAATTACCTACCTTGATGACAACAGGAGCGGCGGCAGCATCATTAGCTAGGCGAATCTCAGCCGTTTTGTAGGCTTTGATAGAACCGCCACCACCAACTGGGTCTTGCATCTTCAAGTCCAGACCGTATGTAAAGCCAGAACCTGCTGTGCTGTTGGTCATTGCAATGCCGAAGCCTGCACGGGCAGAAGACTCTCCACCATCGCCATCAATGAAAGCCATAACTGCTGCATCAGCGGTATCAGTAGAGTCACCAACAACGCCCATCACACCGACTTTAGGGTATGTAGAAGCATTTGTACCAGACATCAGGTAACGACCCATTACGCCAATGTAATAGGTGCTTGTTGTTGATTGATTGGCGGTTGAATAAACCTGACCTTTAACGCCTTGAGCGCTAGAAGGCTCAAGTACTGTAGAGCTACCAAAGGCAGCCGTAGGGTTAATCGTTGCAGTCAGAGCGGCTGAAGGAGTGCCTGCGGCTGTAGAGGAAACTGTCTCGTAAGGAGTTTCGCTTGCGCCAACTACAAATCCATTCTGAGAAAATACGGGACCGGTAAAATGTGTTGCTGCCATGATTATGGCTCCTATTTGTGTTATAGCACATGCCCATACAGTCTCTATAACGTCTGCCAAGCCAGTCTGTATGAGTCGGGGTTCTTGGTTATTATCTTTTTATCACCTTATATAAACAGTGTCAAGGGACAAAAAGAAAGGGGGACCGAAGTCCCCCAAACTAGCACAAATACTACTTATGCCTGACCTTCGGAACCAAACATTCCGAGAGGATCTGACCAGCCAAAGCTATAACGCTCACGGCTCTTGTAGCGGACGTTGCCCGTATCAAAGTCTCCGTCCATCGACTGAGCTAATGGTGAACGCACAAAGTGCTTCAGACCGTTAGGTACGTCTGTGGTCAGGAACCATGCATCGGTGTCGGTCAAGAAGTGATTGACACAATATCCACCGGGGATCGAACCGTTGTTCTTCAATGCATTGATGTCATTGTCAGCAGTTGCGGTACGCAGTTCTGTTTCCAGAATACGGGTTGCAACGAACATCAGTGAAGGAGGAACAACCAACTTGCGAGGTTTAGCGGCGATCAGCAAACCACGTTCGTCAGTCCAAGCAGCGATCTGAATAACAGCCGCTTCCAAGGACGTTTCGTTCAAGTCAGCAGGGGTAGATGGAATGTTGCTGTTTGTGCCGCCACCGGTTAATGGGTGTGCGTTACTGAACAATGCAACATTGTCACCACCGGGGTAAGAGCCTGAAAATCCGTTGTTCAGGATGTTCGCGCCCTTAACTTGCTTGGTGTATGCCATAGCACGAGCCAAAGCCTTGGTGTAACGAGCTGAGAGAGAATCGTACAAGTTATCTTCGATTGCTTCTTCAGTCAGCGAGAAACCAAGAGCGATAGTTTCGTGTTGATAGCGTGAGGTCCAAGCTTCTTGAGCATTGTCGTAAGCGATGGCAGAGCCTTCGTTCTTGACAGGTGCTGCTGAGAAGCCAGCCAGTTTTGTTTCTTCTTCGAAGGAACGCTCAGAGGTTTCTGTTTCGAAAATCTCTTTGTGTTCTTCGCCGTAACGAGCGTACTCCAAACCAAATAAGGCATTCAGCCCCGGGAGTAACTCTTTTAGCAGTTGTGCGCGTGATATAGCAGCCATTTAAGTAACTCCTTTTAGGCGTAAGCCAAACCTGTTGCATTGTTATACTGATGAATACCGAAGTTAATCTTAACAATTACTTCAGCGTAGTTGCCAGCCGAAGGAGCTGTTGCAGGAATAACATCGATAACCCGTACTGGGAACGTATTGGTAGCTGCTGGTGAGCTGCTTAGAACGGAAAAGTTGCTGTTTCCGGTAGCTGTGTTACCAGCGGTTGCCAGAATTGACATGTTTGTGCCAATTGCGTTTTGCGTAACGGTAGCCATTACAACTCCGCTTGAGCAAACTGCGACTTGGAACAAGGTGTCAGGATCATCTGCAACAGTAGCGTAGATTTCGGTATTTGCTTGAACCGAAACTGAAGCTGGGTAGTATTGCGATTGAACCGGCTGTTTCGTTACTGCGCTGACGTAGGTGCAACCAAGAAACACACCGACTGGGGTGTTAGCGGTCGTTCCGTCATCAAGCTCAACAAATCCACCGACAACTCTCTTTACGAAATCACCGTAAAAAATGTTGGTAGCGTATGTTGGTTCAATTTCCATCTGACGAGTGGCTCCAGCATATACTTGTCCACCGATCAGGTTTATGGGTTTTAGCCCATAAGGTCCATTTATAGTAGGGTAAGCCATTTAAATACTCCTTTAGTCTCTTCTGCCTCTGCTTGTGGACGACTTGCGCTCACTGAAAAGAGGCATACGAGGATCATTTTCTCTCATTAGATTAGAGTCTACAGCGGCTGTCTGGGCATCTGTGATCTTGCGGTAATGAGCATTCCGCTGGTTCACAAAGTCCGTAGGCATACTGCAAAGCACTAATCCGCCTGTTTCGACGAGTCCTGTAGTCCTACCCGAATACTGCAATTCCGGGTGATCTTCTCTTTTAATAGGAATCCAGCCCTCTTCTTGTTTAGACATCATATTCCGGTCATCTACTTGTCCCTGCATCATCTTTCTGATCCAGCGATAAGAAGTGCCTTCTACTTGTCTTGGAACTGGAAGTAAAGACGGAGGTGTCCAAGCCGTTTTACGTTCCATTGTTGTGCGTGTTACTACATCCCGTGGGGTTCTATCGGACATTGTTAAGCTCCTTGGCAGCATAAGCCGCATAAGTTTCTAGTGGAAGGTTAAGTCGTTTAGCAAGAGCGACTTGAGACTTTGTAAGCGAGATTTTTTTAGTACCCGCTGTACCTCTAGAAGCAGAAGCAACAACATTCGCGGCAGGTCTCTTGGACCCGAATTTTTGCGGGAATTCCTCCCGGATGCGAGCGTTTAAGCGCTCGAAGTAGATATCTGAACCTGCAACGTATCCGGTCTTAACCAGATCGTCGTGTATTCCAAAAGCTGCGCCCCGCATAACTGAGTCTTTATCAAACCAGTCGTTTTCTTCAACCCATTGCTGGGTGCGTTCATCAGGGACAATCTCAGGTTGTCTTTCTACTACCTTTTGTTCGTGATGTAAAGGGGCTTGATACTGATGTTGATAGTTGTCAAGTTCCCTTTTATAAACAACATTTTCCGACAAGAGTTTTTG